AGTAAATAGAGTTATGACTGTGACCAGAGACAGCAAAGTCACTCGTCTTAGAGCCGCTATCCTTAATCAGCTTACCAGTGATACCATCAAAGGTAGCCAAGTTGTCAGCAACGGCGCTAGCAGGGCCAACGATGTCGCCAGCGCCACTCCCTGATGCACCGGTAGCTCCGGTAGCCCCCGTGGCTCCCTGCGCTCCTGTGGCTCCAGCAGCACCGGTAGGCCCGGTAGCTCCTACAGCACCAGCAGCGCCAGCAGTACCAGCAGCCCCTGTAGCCCCCGGTTCACCAGAGATTGACACTACGTTACCAGAGGCATCCTTGGTATATAATTTCTTATCAGTCAGGTTGACTGCAAGCTCACCAACATCAAGCTGCTGTGACGTAGGCACCTTTGCAGCGATGGATGAACGCTTTAGTTGAATCTTTACAGGCATTATGTAATCCCCTTCTCCTTAAATGAAAGAGAGGGAGAGCTTAAATAATGCCCTCCCCCGTTAGCTTAGAATGTACCACCATCAACAGTTGTGATGGATGTAGCTTCAAGAGTATCAATTCGTGTATCAAGTGAAACGAGCGTTGATTGAATACCAGCAATCTCACTCGCACCAGATGCTTCAAAGGCAAACGTGTTGCTACCCTTGTAGACAAGAGCCTTGTTAACATCGTTTGACGTTAGGTTAGGAATACCTTTGACTTGTGTTAGCCTGAGTTCAGTAGGCATTACACACCTCCTTTCGGGTAGGCATCTTTGACATTCTGAACAGAGTTAATCCATGTAGACGTAGCTTCAGGCAAGGTTATGCCCTGTTCCTGAAGTGCCTTAGCCATCTTGAAGATAGCATCGATCTGTTCACCTACAGGTGGATACTGGATCATCCTGTTGTAGGTGTAGTTGACCTGTCTGACTTCAGGCTCTTGAGTGACAAGTCCCAGTACGACAGTTTCACCTTGGTTAGCTTGGTTAGCTAGTAGTTCAGGTGGGCATGTACCAGAACGTACCACCCTCCCCTCACCGTTGTATACCGTGTATTCAATCATCGTTTTGTCTCCAAGAACACCATGTTAGCTGTCCTAACAGCGGTCTGACCTGAGTAAGTCTGTAGCTGCAAGGATAGCGTATGCGTCCCTGCTGACACTCCTGTGAACATGGCAATGAAGGAGAAGGTTGCTGTGCCTCCGCTCATCAAGGTTAAACCCTCGATTGCAGAGGTTTGACCTCCTAGTGACACACGAGCATTTTGTCCTGTGAGGTATTGATTGACATACCAATACTGACCGCTCTCAAAGAAGTCATATCCAGAACTAGAAGCTACACGCTGGTTAGGTCCAGTCCACGTCACCATAACGATGATGGGCTGAGTACCTGACACAGAGACAGAGCCACTGAGTACAGAGGTGTACCCACCACCAATAGCTTCTACATAGGCACCCCTGTTGAAGGCTTGTGCCTGTGTGACTTGGTTTCCACCAATCTTCAAAGTGGTAATAGAAGCATCAGCAATCTGAGCAGAACCGATCAAGACTGTGTTAGCTGCCAGCTTATCTGCTGTAATCGCATTTGCTGCTAATTGAGTAGTGCCGATAGCAGCCGCTTGGATTTTACCAGCAGTAATGGAGTTCGCTGCAAGCTTATCTGTAGTAATAGCATCAGCAGCAATAGCGTTAGCAGTCACAGCTAGTGCAGCTATCTTCTCAGAGGTAATAGAGCCAGCAAACAGTTTAGCTGTTGTAATAGCTCCGCTAGCAATCTCAGTTGCACTGATGGCACCAGCAGCAATCTTACCAGCAGTAATTGCATTAGCTGCAATCTGGTCTGCACCAATCTGACCTGTTAGATCACCAGCGGCAGTACCAGCAGTAAACGCAGTACCGTTGTGCCTGTAGAGCTTATCATCAGTGGTCAGGAAGACCATCCTGCCTTCAAAGTTACTAGTGGTTGGCAGGGTAGAGACAATCTCTACAGGGCGTATACCAGAGGCAAACTTGGCAGTGGTGATTGACGCATCAGCAACTGTGCTAGCCACGTCAATAGCAGCTACAACAGAGACCCACGCACCGCTAACACGCTTATACAGCTTGTTGTCAGTACGCAGGAAGACGACTGTACCCTCTGCTCCTGATCCGGGTAGCGTGTCAACAATGGCAATACCATTAGGTGCGTCCGGTGTATATGCTGTGATGATGTCTACGTAGACATTCGCCTTACACACATAGAGCTTCCCGTCTGTGGAATTATAAATAGACTTACCACTGACTGAACATGAGTTAGGTGTAGTTGTGACAATTTCAATACCACTACCACTAGAACCACCGGCTCCAGAACCGTTCACCCACATCGTACCGTTGTAAACAAGGTATTGACCATTGGTGGGAGCGTTGATGGTTACATCATCAAGATCATCAAGAGTAAAGGCAGTTGCTTCACCACCACCCCCACCAGCTGCTATACCATCGTAGAACCGGATGAACTTGAGGCTAGAGTTGTCAGCAGCTTGAGGAGCCTCTACAAATGTGATCTTTGCAGCACCACTGACAACACTAATCGTATAGTCAGTCACAGGTTCGAGGAGTGAGCCATTAAGTGACACCACCCACAAACCACTGTCTAGGGCTACTTGTCCTAAGTTTGAACCACCGCTAGAGAGAGTGAACTGTGTTAGCGTGCTGTTAAACAGACTATCGATACTGTTAATATCATATACGCTTGCATATACAGTACCAGTACGATCAGTAGCCTCTTGAAGAGCAAATCTTAGCTGGGTAAGAGCATTGTTGATATTGTCTCCTGTAAAGGAGCTACCGTTATTGAAGACAACACTAGGAGTTGAGATACTAGTGCGTCTCTCAATTGTGAGCAGATCACCAACATCGATTGCAATGCTAAGTCTAATGATGTTTTGGCTAAGGAAGACGAAAGAAACGGGACCATTCTGCCTCGTAACAACTACGTCTTCTTGTTTTAGATATGTGAAGGGGATGGCAAAGTCTTTTGTACTGCCATCACCATCGAAAGTGATGTATGTGTTGTAAGACATAAAATCTCGTTTCTTTTAAATTATTGTTGGAATGGCGATGTTAAAACATCCTTCCCGCCAGTCTTTCCTTGTACTGAACCAGTAAGCTTTCTAATGAACCTTTGTTCAACCTTAATCTCTTCAGACATAAGACGGAAGAACGCTGCTTCTCTGGCCTTGTTAATGGTGTCTCGTGTGATCTCTTCCCTTAGACCTTTGGTAGATGGGGTTCCTATTGGAAGCTTGTTCTGCACAAGGAGAGGATAGAGTTGATCAACCAGTTTCATATCGCTGGTGTATTTCATCCACCTGTCGTAGAGGGTAGACCTACCATCCGCTGTAAGTTCAGTACGCATATCAATATCACCAAGCTCTGCTCTCTTATATGGAGCCATGAAGTTGGTGTTGTTAGAGATACTGATGATAGCTAGCTCCTGAAGCACCTTAGCTTCTTTAGGAGGAATGGCGTTCTGTCTCTTCTCAAGAGATGTTACGTTAATACCAGTCAGCGCAGCTAGAGGATTGGTTATGGTTCTAACATTACCAAGCTCATTGTACTGACGTGGGACCAGTTGATCAGACGGGTTAACACGCGCCCTAATGAACTGTTCGAGTGTCTTAGGATCGTTGAGAACTGGGTTGTCCTGAATGAGCGTTTTGTTGATTACATTGGGAACAGCAAGCTGTGCCTTTTGTCCAAGGAGCTTGGTCAGCTTTGACTCGTTAGTCTCTGGATCACCGATAGCTTCAGCAAATGTCAGAAGCTGGTCGATACCCTCTGTAAGGCTAGCATCTCTGATTGCTTGAGCAACTGAGCCAACACCTACACCGAGCCAAGCAAGAGCCTCCTTCTCCGCCTTGTCTACATACTCCCCTTGAGCCTTCCTGTATTGGAGCGTCTGATAACGATCCAACGCATTGGTAATGATCTTGAATGGGGTAGCAAACGGATCGAGGTTTCTGAATGAGAAGGTAGACCCATCCCTAAACGTGATGGTGTAGGGTTCAAACTTCTTACCATTCTCTAACGAGCGTCTCTGTTTGAAGTCATCAGGTCCACCACTGGTGATGCTGCCATTAGCATAGAGAGCTAGGACAGATGCCCCAATCCCATATGCCATAAGAGCCTCACCCTGCGCCCTGACTTGCTTCATGGAGCCATTAGCTCCCTTGAGGTCAGCTACGAAACCGGGACTAATCAGATTAAGACCGGGAGTGAGGCGTATACCCTCTTCAAACACACGGACAGGAGTTCTGAAGAACAGCTGACCGACAAGTCTCATGATAGGGTTCTGGTTGATGAACTTCTCATAACCGATTGCAAGTTCTGATACCTTACTGTCACCAGAGAACTTCCTCTTGAACAGGATATCATCAGCATAGTTCTTACCGCTCTGGTTGACAGCAGACTTAAAGAACTCAGGGTTCTTCTCAAGCTCTGACTTAACCCAAGTACTCAGGTTAGTTCCTGAATAACCCCTATCAACCCCCTGCTGACGTAAGAAGTCTATTACATTAACAGTGTCAGCCTTGGTGCTGTAAGCATTGCTCACAGCCTTCTCAACTTGGTCTTTGATAAAGGCATCGAGGTTCTCACCCTTCAACCCTTGTTTAGTACCGGCTATCACAGCGTCAGAGGTTGCTTCACCCACCACGAACCCACGGTAGATCACCTGACTGAAGTATTCGTCAGAAGCTGTGAGGAGACGTGGGAAGGTACGCAGCACACGGCCTTTGAGACCAGAGATCACATTCCCTGATTCAAGGAGCTTGCTGGTGTCACCTGTCAGACCACTTCTCTCATATTTGAAAGCAGTCCTAGCAGCGTTGAATGCAGCACCTTGTACAGATGCCATAGCTGAATAGGTAGCAGTCATCTGACGGAAAGCTGCTTGGTCAAACGGCCCCTTCACAATGTATTCTAGGAAGGGCTTGTAGAGGGACTTAACAAGGGCGGGGAGGACGTTTACCACAATTGTAGCAGGGGTAAACACGGTAGAGATCACGTACTCGTTGGTACGGGTTAGGACGGTGTCGTTAAACTTCTTGTAAGCAGATGATAAGACCCCGGTAGACCTAGCTTCATCTTCTGCCAGCTTGGTCATCAAAGCACTACGCTCTGCTGATGCAGCAACAGCAGTGTCAATGTCTCCAGCAGCCCTTGAAGCAATGATCTTCTGTTCCAATGCGGAGACCTCTTTGTTGGTCTCAATCTTGGTCATGAAGCTTTCAATGCGCTTGCTGTACTCGTCCTCTGCCGCTCTAATGGCGTCAGGTGTAGCCTTCGCTGGGTCAATGTTACGCTCTGCAAGGATTGACTCAGGGGTTACGCCTCTGAGGTCTCCTACAAAGATACCTCCCCTACGCGCACCTAGATCACCACCACTAGTGGAGCTAAGACCAACGTCAAGCTTGCTAAGGGCATTCTGAGTGACGCTTAATTCAACAAGCTGGGAGCGGATCACACTCTTCTCAGCGGGGGTAGAAGCAGCCCGTTCAGCCTTGATGAGATCGTTCCTAAGCAACCCAATCACTTGGGCAGCTTCCTGAGAAGCAAGCTTGAGGATAGACCCTTCGTCAGGGCTGACGTTCAGAGTGGATAGGACAGCCTTGGCGTCTTCAGCATCCTTGATCCCAAGGGACTGGAGCATGTCACTGGCCTGTCTGGCAGCTGTGGAGACTTCTTCCCGTGTGAGGGTACGCTGGACACCGTCTACAAAGTCAGGAGCAACGCTTTTAACAGCGGCTATGACATCTTGAACAGTGATAGGGGGAAGACCGCTAACAGCCTCATCCATACCCCTAGCAGCTATGCTAGGAGCATTAGCGATGTTAGGAGTCGAAGCGACGCTAGGAGTATTAGCGACATTATTCGTGACACTATTCGTGACACTATTAGCGTCAACTACAGGCCCATTAACATCGTCAGCTACCTTGGTAGCCCCTGTCGCTAGCGGGTCGTCAGCAGCCTTTACAATGGCTCCATCAACGCCCTTAGCCGGTAGACCCCCTCTTAGGGCCATCCTACCAGCTTCAAAGCCTCCACCGAGGATAGCTCCTGCCCCTACGCCAATGGCAGCAGAGGTAGCAACCTCACCGAGGTTAACCGAGTCCTTTCGCCCTCCAGATATCTCCACAGACTGACGGATAGCGTTGTCAGCCCCCATGAAGAGACCACCTTCGATGCCAGCTACTGTAGCAGTTCTGAGAAGGGCTTTTACACCCTCCTTAGAAGCTATCTTAGTGCCTTGAGCAGCGGCTGCACCAAGACCAAACGTGGCTAGACCAAAGTAGTTGGTAGGGTCTGCCGCTGCACCTTTGATGAAGCGCCCAAACCCTCCCCAAGACATCTCAAGCTGGTCGTAGGTATCCATGAGGTGAAGGAATGAATCCTTCTCTGCCTTACCAGCATTACGGAGACGGTTAGCATCTAGGGCCATAGATGGGAGGTTGTAATTAAACCACCCCATCTGGTCCAAGCCCCACTCAGCAAGGTCTTTCTGTGACCCTTGAAAAGCCTTTCCTTGGGTCTTCTCAAACAAGGTTCTGGACGCTGTAGTCCAATCCTTATCGTATTGCAGAGTGTCTGGGTCTACTTTGACCCCTTTGGGACGCTCTGCGTAGGTAGGGGAAGAGGTTCCTTGGACGGTAGACTGACCAGAGGAACCTTTAGACGAGATGTAATCGTTGAAGTCTTTATCAGTCCAATCATCTGGAAAATCGTAGGTCTTCCCATCCATCTTAAAGATTGCCATATATTCTCTCTTTGTTTTTCAAAATGGGCTTTCCATAGCCAATATAAAGATTAGTTCTTTGGCTTAACGAGTGTATCCAGCTGCTGTTGCAATAAATCAATTTGATCTTGAATAGCCGTCCTATCACTGGCAGTACGAGTAGGTCCAAGAGGACGTGAAGAACCTTTCGCTGGGTTATTCAATTGGTCCTTAAGGAACTTGATCTGACTAGTCAGCTGGAGCGGGCTTGCAGGCTGGGCTTCAGGCCTCTGAGGCAAGAGAGCCTTCAACGCTTCCATAACTGGTATTGGGGGAGCATCGCTTGTTTCAGGTGTCTTGTAGGTCGCCTTCGGAGGTACTGGGGCTTTAGGAGCCTCATCACGTCGTCTAATGATCTCAGTCCCGTCTGCACCAGTGAACACATCAATAGGAACACCATTACGCTCAAAGCTCCTAAGAAACTTCGAACCTTCTGGACCAACAGGTGTAGGTCCGGTAGGTGCCGGTGGCTGGTTAGGAGCAGGGGTAGCCTGTTCTTGACCCGGTCTAACAGTTGGCTCACTATTCTTAATACGCTCCAACGAACTTGTGAAATGGCTCTCAGCCTTCTTCTCAGCACGTTCAATCAGGTCTACAAGAGCCTGACCTTCTGGCTTACCGTTACCAGTAGCCCTAGCTGCTGTGATGCCTCTACGGATTTCCTCTTTGAAAACACGTTGAGTATCTGCCGCTAGGGTAGGATATTTAAGACCATACAACTTCTGAAAAACATCGGTTTTAAGAGTACTGTCCACAGTAAGACCAACACTCTCTTTGTATGCCTTATCGATGTAGGGGTCTTGCATGAGGGAAGCGCCTTGAGCAATCTTCTCAAGCTTCTCAACGATCTTGATACCGTCTTGTGGACGGATGTCAGTACGCGCCCTAATAGCTGCACGTATCTCTCTTGAGTTAGGTGTTCTACCTTCTGCAACGATACCGCCGAGGACAGGATCGTCTGCAAAGAACTTCTTGAAGCCATCAGGGGTTGCATAAGCATCTTCAAGACGGTCTTCAAGGTTAGCTGCATTGACGCTACTGTCGAAGTTAGGAATAGAAGAACTGTTCTGAAGGTTCTCTAGGTATGTCTTGCGAACAGGATCAATACGACCATCAGGCATCCTAGCGTCCTTAAGGGGATCGATAGGCTTACCTTCTGCAAAGCGTGTGGTTGCATCCTTCTGGAAGTTTTCAAGATCGTCAGCCTCTTTGTCTGACTTCATCTTTCGATCTTGATTGTATTTAGTCACCTTACGAGAAGCGATGGCTTCTTCCATCTGTTGGAATTTAGATCGCAACTGTTGAGTCATCAACTTGTCTGGCATGGCTTGAAGAATAGAAGGGTCAAGAAACTTCTCAGCCATTCTCAGGTATGACGCAGCAGCAGTGTCTCTAATCTCATCACGTTTAATCGTACCGGAACGCTGGTACTCTGTATCAATGCCAAAGAAGTGACGACGGAGTGAGAGAACCTTTGGATCGAGTACTACAGCATCTGGTTCTTTAGGTGGTGGCGTTCCTGTTCCTACACCAACGGTAGGAGCATCTGATGCAACATTACTGTTAGAAGCTACCTGAACACGGGCTTGCGGATCGCCCTCACGCTCAGAATACTGGGCAGCAATCTTACCAGCATCCCCCGGCTTACGATAACCAAGAAGATCAGAAGACTTGTAAGAAGCAACGCTTACCGAGTTAGACTGGTTTCCACCAAGAACTTTTATGTTACCATCTTCGTCCTTACCCATGTAGAAACCAACGTGACCTCCGTCACCTCGCTTGAAGACGACGATGTCACCTTTGGTTGGCTCAGTCGTAGCAGTACCATACTTGAGGAAGTCTCTAGCCCAGTTGCTATTCATTCCACCGTTACCAGTGGATTGTAGGACAGCATCTACGAAAGCTGCACACCAAGGGGTTACAGCAGGGTTAACACTTCGACCAGTGGACTTTTTAATGAACGCTGCGATGGTAGCCCTGTCAGCATTCTCATGAAGCCCCATCATCGTGTTAGCAACCTTTACAGGGTCTCTACGATCAGCTTCAGGAAGAGCAGCTACACGGTTAGCTCCAGCTGAGTTAACAACATCAGCAACAGGATCGGGAGAGCCATCGTCACGAGTGTTTGGCGCACGCCCTGTCCAGATATCTTCAGCAGCACCGTCTGTTCTAGACCCAATAGCATCTCTCTGGATTGCTCTAGTCTTCTCAATTCTATTGTTAGAGTCAGCAGAACCACGGGCTTCAATGAGCCTCTTGTACTCCTGCATATACCCGTTCTGATAAAACGAGTTACCAACCCTACCAGAGCTAACAAGAGCATCTCCCATCAGCTTCTGGTAGAAGGCTTGGTCATCATTGACATCAAGGGATACGTCCCTGTTAGCTCCCTCAAGAGCCTTCTGAGCATCCAAGCGGCCTACAGAGGCACCATAGTCCTGTGAGACACGCGCCCTAACCTTGGGATGAAGGGGTGACAGGGTATTGTTAATATCATCATCTGTAGCCTGATCACCAAAGGTAGACATGATCTTAGCATTCCAAGCAGCAGACTGCTCACCCTGCTTCTTGATCTGGTCATCTTCGACAGCATCAAACCCAACTCCCATTTTACCGAGAGCCTTAGCAAGTTCCGTAAAACCACCGTCATCTTTAGAAGCAGCGACTGGAACATAAGTTTCGGTAGAAGTGATTCTAGACCTACCGAGATCAATAGAACCCTGATCGGGGAATTGAATAGCCATAATGTAATACCCTCAAGTATTGTTAGGATTAGGAAACAGGGCGAGGATCAAACCATCCCTGTTTAGTGCCATACTTGACACCATCAGTTGCAATGTTAAGTCCCAACGCCAACGCACTAGGGCCAGAACTCATAGGACGGGAAGCAATCCTCCCCGCAGCTTCAGCCTCGATTGACTCAACCCTTGAGTCGAAAGACTGGAATAGATCATCTTGTTTGAAATTAACTCGTGATAGGTTCTCAGCAGTCAGCTGACGTTGTGCAGCCAAAAGGCTAGCAATAGACACAGAGCCAACCTGTATGCCTGAAGAGCCTGTAGAGGCAGTACCAGTAGCTATAGCAGACCTTCCAGCCATAGTGGCATCATAGCCCTGCTGTTGAAGACCTCTTGAGTCATAGATGAACTTTCTCTGTTCATCCTCGTATTTACGTTGAGCAGCCATGCTAGCAGATTGTGCGTTAGCAAGGGCAGCGGTGTTAGCGGAGTCAGCTGCCTGCTGTTGGCCTATAAAGCCCGCAACAGTGCTACCAATTGAAAGAGCAGTAGAGAGAGCGCCAGCACCCCCGACTGCGGCAGTGGCAGACGATGCGGCAGTGCCAACGGCTGTCCCTATGGCAGCAAGAGAAACTGGATCAATACACATGTATGTTAGTTCCTTAACTTAACAAATTCGATAAATTCTTTATTGAATGGAGGAAGGTTTAGCTCCCTCAAGAAATGAAAACCTAACCATCTGAGCCAGCTGTGATGCAGCCTGTTCTCAGTGTAGGTGTAATTGTATAAGACCTCGTAGCCACTCTGTTCAAACAGGAGGTCTAAAGCCTGTTTAGAGTTCTTGATAACTGTCTTAGGATGCTTTGACATCCCTTTAGTACCTAGTAACCAAACCGCTCCCCATGTAGAGCCGTATTGGCCGGGAGATGCACCTAGTACTGCACACGGAGTTCCATCAGGCTCACGTAGAGTATAAGACACCTTAGCGTGGTAGTAGCTCAATAGAAGAGCGTCGAGGGGCAGAAGCCCTAAAGCCCCCGCCTCCTCAATGTCTTCTTGTCTCATATTGTTAGCTACAAACCTTACGTCATCCTCATTTGAAGGAGTTACATAAAGGTCTAAACTCACATTCGCTTCCTTGATCTAAGGGTAAGTTCACCCTGCCACTCAGCAGCACCAAAGGCTGATGGATATGGGGTATCGTTTGAGATAGTGAGATTAACGTCTGTGTTCCTACTCATCACTGGAATCCTAAAGACACCAGATGCAAACGATTGAGTCCCTAGTGTGTTGTTTGGACTTCCTACAGTCTTTCCACTGAAGGTTGAGACAAACGAAGACCGACCGGGAAGTGTCAATGTGGCCTTGAAGAAAGCTGTGTCGTGATACTCAACAGACAGGTATTTAACCTGTAGTCTAGCATCCAGTATAACAACCTCTCCTTGGCCCTTAACCTGTCGAGGAAAGAACGTCGAGAACTCATATAGGAAGGTGTATGGAAGACCCGCAGTCACTGTGTGTGTGGTTATGTTTCCAGACACGTACACCTGAGTGTTAGAAACCTTGGTTGTAGTGTGTCTATATCCACTCACTCCCTGACCAGTTGAAACAACTTCAATGATTGGGCGTGTCGTAGACCAAGGTAGATTGATAAAGGTCTTATCAGTCGTAGCATTATAGGTCATCGAGACTGCTGTAGTACGACGGTCTAGCAGGATTGAGTAGTTGGTAGGGGTGTCAAACACGTCCTCATCAAACTTAATACTCTCTAGACAAAGGCCTGACGATCTCTGGATCAAGATATACATATATGTACCAGAGAAGGTTCCCCAGTGTATCTTCACACAGTCATCAAAGGTCCACTTACTCCATGCGGTTTGGACCTTACGATCACCAGACCAAAAGAATTTATAGAAATACAGAGAATCGGGATCAGTGTTACTTGATAGAAGAACAGCGTCAGACCTGTTTGATCCAGCCATGAACGTAATATCGTTAGGGATGTATTCTGGAACAGAAGCTGAAACTTCATCAGCATCATCAGCTACCACGTTTTCTTTTGGAAAGTACTCAAGAAGCTTGCAGTAACTGTAGTCAGCCCGATCATCAACGAAGTAAAGCGAGTTACCCATATTGATTGGTCGAATGCGTGAGGACACGTTAAAGGACGTTGTATACCTGATCTGAGTGTTCTTAGCCGATAAGAAGTTCTGATAGCTCAATCTAAACTGGTTAGTGTTTGACATGAGCATCAGGTCACGGTTGTAGGCAATAGCGTGTTGAAGGATATCAACATTGTTGTGTAGGACTGCAATATCAATCCTGTCACTGTCTAGAGCTTGGGTAGTTGTGGTTCTGTAGAAGTTCTCAAAAGCATCTGACTCTGAAAGGATGACATTCTCGTCAGCCAAGAAGCCAAGACGGTTAGTGTAGACGAAGATGTCGTTGACAGTAGCTCCAACAAAGGAGGGGGACTTGTTACTCTCAGCGTCACCAGCAGCACGGTCTCCCCAAACATGAGGAGCGAAGGACCACGTTCCATTACTCTCTCTTACGAGTACGTGTGGCATTGAGGTTGCAACGAAGCCCTCACCACTAGAGTATCCAAGAGTTTCCTCCCATACACCACCTCTGAAGACCACGTAGTAGTCATCCCCAGCTTCTTCAACATCACCCTGAACTCTAACAATTAAGCCTTCAGGAGCTTGAGGAGGAAGGTCAGAAAATGACTGAACTTTATCCTTAAATGATTTAAGTGATCTGTCACCAGAACCAGCTTGAACTGTTATTTGATCAGTGCTTACAAGGTTCGATATTGTTAAAGTCGAGCCTGTCTTTGTCACAGTGTAGCCGTTAGCTACAAGTGCAACCTTGAGTTGTTCAGCTATAAACCCAGTGTCTGGTACAGAGGATGCAGCATCTACGCCTTTTGGAGATAGGTACTCAGCTTTTAAGACGTTGTTGATATAGATAGTGTAGTATGAGTTAGCTGCCGATAAGGCGACGTATATAGTTCCCCTAGTTAAAGGCGAAAGCCTGATAGGGGTTCCATTGGTCTCTCCGATACTCGCCTTAGTAACAGTAACTTTTCTATTTGCTATAAAGGTAAAGTCACCAAAGGTAACAAACCTGAATGAGTCAACAGGAGTGGTAGACGTTAGATAGGCCTTGCCAGCTGGAAAGGTTACAGTTTGAAATGTCCCATCATTAAGGTTTAGCACCTTCAAATCGCCGTTAGTGATCAGGGCCATATATCGGTATGTGGAGCTTCTCTCAATGAGATATCCAGCTACTCCACCTACAATTGCTAGATTAACATTAGCAATGTGTTCAGTGGGAGGTCTCTTTAGAAGACCAGATACAACAGAGGACCAAGCATTCTCAACACGCTCTCCTGATGTAGCTACACGGAGTGCAGGAGGCTGCTGAGATACCCCTCCAACAAGATTGGGGATTGAGCTAGAAACTAGCGCCATTAATAACCCCCTCTTGAGAAGTGGTGTCTGTTTAGGATTGATGCAGTCTGCCAAGAATCGTCGAGCATGTTATAGTCAGCCACGTCAGCCTCCTCTTGGAGAAGGGTCAACCAAGCTCTCTGCTCATCGTTCTGATTAAACTTAGATAGGGTTTCTGATCCGAGGACGCGCTGTTGAAATAGGCGTGCGGATTTGTACGTCACATAGTTCTTCGCAGCCAGAGGCATGTCCTCAAATGGCAGGATGACGTAGATTTCTAAACGAATTGGGTCAGTAAATGTGTGTGTGTTCTCATAGCGGTTGAAAAGCTTTCCACCACGCTGAATAACATCTGTAGTGCGACTATCCTCAACCGTATCAACACGGGCTGTGTTAGCCGGGAGGTTAATCTGGTTAAGCGTATTAGGGATGAGGAGATGCCTCTCCCTGTTCCAATGCCAGCCTTCTGCTTGCACGGTACGAGAGGTCTCATCAATAAGGTCAGAAGCCATCTGTGCATCGACAGAGGAACCGTCTAGAGCGTTAATCATCGGTTCGCCCATCGACGACAAGCAAATGTTCACGGCATCCAGTTTGGTCATTGGCGTGTTGAAATAAGCCATCATGGGTCTCCAAATGAAATTGAAAAGAAGGGAGAGAATTTCTCCTCCCCCTCCACTAGTGTAACTACTAGGCCTTCTTGATCTCGTAGATGCACTCAGGGCGCAGAACGCCATGACCAACGAGCATCTTCGAAAGCATGAGCCACGTCTGACGACGCACGTCCCATTCCATCTCAGAGGCAAGGTCCATCAACTTGACGGTACCAAGAGCCTGCGGATGCAGGATGAGAGCCAAGGTCTTGGTGGCGTCCACCTGATACTTGGTTCCATAGTCAACAGTGGTAGTGACATGGTTCACAGCAAGATTGTTCGTCTTGATGATCTTCATACCAGCCACGTTGATGACCGTGCCATCCGAATAGACACCGTTCGAACCACCAAAGTCCTGATTGAGGATTTTGTCGTTCGTAACGATTGACCAATAGACAGACGGCGAGACGAAGACATAACGCTCCGAATCGGGGATGTTGGTTTCATCCAGCTTCTGAGCAGCTGCATAAATAGCAGTGATCGTTTCAGCAACGGTAGGCGTAGCACCCAGCGTGGCAGAGGAAGCGTTTGCCTGACCGACAGCGCCAACACCGATACCACCAGAACCCGTGTCACGCGCAGCCTTAATAGCCAGCGAGAAGAGGTTACGATCGTAGGTCTGTGCAAGAGCTTCACCGATTTGACGGCTGTACTCAGAGCGAACTTCGAAGTGCGACATTGCCTCATCAACGTCAGAGATCGACGCATGAGAGATGAGCTTGTCATCAATGGTGATGATCTTCTCATCCGACTGAATGGCATTGCCGAGGATTTCAGTACCGGGAGTGTGATACTCCGCAACGGTCGTACCGATTGCTGGGAAAGAGGCAGACTTGCCAGAAGAGATGTTACGAACACGGGTTTTATCGGTCATAACAGTCTTGTTAGCGAAAGTAGTGAGAACTTCACCACTTACTACCTTTAGGAATAGTTCACGCTTGTCATTACCGGCTTTAATTGCGCCATAACGTGAGGGAGTTGAATTAGCCATAGAATTATTTCCTTCCGAGAAATATATTGGGGGATTGAAAATGAGTTGAAATGAACTCGTCCCACCTATTCGGTTATCCTATTGTGATCTCCTCAAAGACTATCGTTGGGCCGGAAGGTTAGTACTTGTCATTATGTTTACTTAAGACCGCTTAGGTTGTTTACGCCTGTTAGCAGCCTTGGAAAGGATTTGGAGATTAGTGCGACGGTTATCAGACGCGTTCATATTCTTATGATCGACTTCTTTACCCTTTAACGCAGAAGCTCCATGCTCCTTAATCATCAAACGCCGAGCGCGCTGTCTCATTATGTTGTCTTGGCGTCGTTCAGGCGTCCGTGATACTTTGTATTCTTTGTTGTAATCACGAGCCATGTAGTTAATCCAAAAGGCCCGCCGATCTGCTAATAGCAGTCAACTGTCCCCTTTAAAGGCGGGTGTTATTCATATGATGTCTGAGCGTTCCAGCTTGCGCTCCACATCCTTACGATATGCAGGGTCTTTCTGGTAACGAGGGTCAGACATGTCTTTCTGAAGCTCTGCGAGAGAGCGGTATGTTTGGGCTTCAGCGTTGACGTTCTCACCCTTGACAGAGCGAATAGGCTCAAAGCCTGCGTCTGCCTTGTAGCGAGCCTGTAGACCCTTAGTAGCCATGTTAGCCATGTTTAGGTCGCCAGAGTTCACTGCACGGTTGAACGTATCAATTTCGTTCTGTTTGAGATTGTCAGCTGCCCAGCCAATCATTTCAACATATTGATCTTTACCGCCAACTGCGGATACTACGCTGCTTTCAAACTGCTGCGTCTTAAGATCAATGTATTCATCAACCAGGGTCTTGGGGATACCCTTCTTATCGAAGGCTTCATAATCAGCCTCGTCAATAGAGCCGGTATCCCAGAACTTCTGAGAAAGCTGGGAGAGGTTTAAGCCTGCATCTTCGACCGCCTTAACAGCAGCCTCGTCAGTGGTAGGCTCTTCCACCTTCTCTACTTCGTCTGAACCGTCTTTATCATTTGTAGCTTCAGGTACTTCAAGCGTCCTCTTGGAGGACATCTTCTTCTCAAGTTCAGCATAGGCTTTCGCCATATCTGCCGCACTCTTGAACTTTTCAGGGAGCCATTCTGGGCGCTCTTCGTCACTACCCTCGTCAGTTTGAGGGTCTTCATATTTAGCAGCTTCATCTTCAAGAGAAGGCTGCTGAACGTCCTTAGAGGCATCTAACGATACCGAAATGTTATCACCCAATTAAATAATTACCT